AGCGTGGCCTCAGGGTTTATATTTACCACTTCCTTATCACCTGTAATGTGTGCAGGAGCAATTGCTTCAATACGTTACTTAAAGGAACACAACGAATTACGCGAACAACATCAAGAAAGAGCAAAAACATTAGGTAAGCTCTTTGAAGAAAACGGAATAGAATTGCATCCGAAGGCAACTACACATATATTACCTGTCATGGTACGAGATGCAAAGAAATGTAAATTAATGTCGGACAAATTATTAAATGACTATGGAATATATGTTCAGCCTATTAATTACCCAACAGTCGATGTGGGTTCGGAGCGGCTTAGAATTACACCAACTCCATTACACACCAATGGTATGATGGACGATTTAGTTATTGCGTTAAAGGAAACGTTCAAAGAAATAGAATGAAGGATATCATAGCAAAAAGTATGACAAAGTTTTTTCGGTTCTTTGCCGATACATTCTTTGCCAAAAGATATGGACATAGAGCAGTAGTTCTAGAAACCATAGCAGGTGTCCCAGGTATGGTCGCAGGAATGTGGATTCATTTAAAAAGTTTACGAAGAATGGAAACTGGATATGGACCAATGATTCGTGAATTACTTGAAGAAGCTGAAAACGAAAGAATGCACTTAATGTTCTTTATTGAAATAGCAAAGCCAAACCTATTTGAAAGATGTCTTATATTAGCAGCTCAAGGAATCTTTTGGAATTTCTATTTCTTAATGTATGTCTTCTTTCCAAAGACCGCACACCGAATGGTTCATTACTTTGAAATGGAAGCCGTTCGTAGTTACACAGATTATATAAGTTTAATTGAGTTAGGCAGAATAGACAATCCACCTGCTCCTCAATTAGCAATAGACTATTACAATATGAAACCCGATGCAACACTGAAAGATATGATTAAGAAAGTTCGAGCAGACGAACAAAAACACAGTGATGTAAATTGGAGGTACTCGGAATGAAATGGTTAACACTATTCACATCATTATCACTCGCAGGAACAGCTGCGTATTTTAGTATTATAGGACTGATGACAATATTCAGTGGTGCTGCTTTATCAATTGCTTTCATGGCAAGTATTTTAGAATTTGGTAAAGTTGTATCAGCAGCCTGGCTCCATTATGAATGGGACAGAATCAATAATTTGGTCCGAGCATATTTCACCACTGCTGTCGTGGTACTTATGTTAATTACAAGTATGGGTATATTTGGTTTCTTATCCAAAGCTCATATTGACAGCGCAGTCACATCAGATAGTTATTCTCTTGAAGCAAGTATTGTTGATAAGAGGTTAGAGGGTAAACAATTACAGTTGGACAATCTTACAGGACGATTAGAAAATTTGGATTATGTTTTACAAACAAGTAAACCTGAAGATCGTAACTATGTAAATCGAGTTCAGACTGAAGAGCGTAATAATATCAATGCTGATATAGATATATTAGTTGGAGAGATTGTTAAGCTTAATGAACAGAAGATGCCTATTCAGCGATTACAATTAGAACAAGAAGCTGAACTAGGTCCTGTAAAATATATTGCTGATATGATATACGGCGAGCAAGCAGAGTCAATGTATGACAACGCAGTTCGTTGGGTTATCTTAACTATCATCTTTGTATTTGACCCTCTTGCGATTATGTTGTTGATTGTATCAACAGCTGCATTCAAAAGAGATAGAGAACGCCCTACGCAACCTCTTGTTGATGAAAAGCAAATCATGAATATGGAAGTTGAAGAACAACGTAGTGGATTAACTACAACAATTAATAGAAGACCAATATAATGAATATAAAAAAATTAGCATGGATGGGGTTAGGCTTCCTAAGTTTAGGAGTTGCCTATATAGGAGTAGTAATGCCTGGAATACCTTTTAGTATTCCTGCCGTATTTGCTGCATATTGTTTCGCAAAGAGTTCGGAAAAGATGCACAACTGGTTATACAATCATAAACTGTTTGGACCGTTTTTAACAAACTGGGAACAGAAGAAAGTATTTCCGTTGAAAGCAAAATACGCAATGGTTGGGTTTATGACCTTTGCATTAATACTGATGTGGTTCACAACAGGAAATGTAAAAGCAATGTTGTACTCAGGATCCTTTATGGCTCTAGGTGCATGGTGGGGTTGGCAGTATCCTTCTAGTCCGGAAGAATATGACCAACGAATAAAAGACGGAAAGAAAATAGGTTTATTTAAATAAATAGATATATGAGTAAAGATAACAAAGATGATTTGCCTTGGGACGACCAAGGAAGGATAGACTACCACAAGTGGATGCAGGTTAATGCATTCATTAAAAAGTTACACGACCTTCATTATCTCGAGCAGGAACGCAGAGCATATGAAGAACAACAGTCGTGGCTTGGTCGAAGAAATGATATGCTACAAGATTTGGATATTATTGACAAAGTGGTAGATATGATGGATGAATATCCTGAGGCGGAACAAGTTATCAATAAAATAAAGAGAAGATTAGATAATGACAAAAAATATTAGAGAGGCTACGCCTGAAGAAGTAAAGGCATGGCACAATGAAGATTATTGGATGAAGATGGATTTTAACCCGTTAGTTATGTTCGTTGTCATCCCAACAATTATTCAGTTCACAGCATTGGCATTCATGTTCAGTGTTATGTACATGAATACATTCTTCTTTGATTAAAGAAGTTTTAAAAGCCCTCATTGGCGTAGGCAAATTACCAGATAAATCTTTCGAGCCGACTCTAGGTAATATACTCTTATTTGGGTTCTTATTGATTTTTAGTTTTTTAGGAACAATTATGTTACTATTATTTGTAACGAGTCTATTAGTGGAGTAAATTATGACAAAGATATATGAATCACCTGATAAAGGTAAGACAGTTTACGAAAGGGAAATGGGCGCACCAATCGAAACACGTCGTCAGATTAAACCGAGCGCCGTAGAGGATGCAGCCGATGCCATGGCAGCAGGAGCATACAACGATAGAGTTCGTAGAGAAAAAGGACGAGTTTAATAAAGATTTTATTTTGGCGTGTTCAATAGGACTTAACATAGGGTTCCTTATTGGACTTTTATTTGTATAGAGGTAAATATGAAAAATGATTATGTAGTAATTGATACGGTGTCAATGTTCAAACAACGATACATTATTCCCCGTGAAGAATTACAAAAGTTAAACGAAGATGTAAAGCTTACTGACAAGCTTGCTAAAGAGTGGGCACAGGAATGTGTTGAGGCTGAAGAAGTAAAAGAATTCAGTCAAAGATGGTTAGGAGAGACCGTTTCAAATGTTGATTTTGTAGATACTCAAAAGGTACTCAATCTATTCAAAGAAGATAACGAACAGTTGTCCGAAGAATGGACTCAAGCAAAACAGCTTGACTATATCAATAATTGGAAAGAAACTCCAGTCAGGTGATATACATATACGGAGCAAGGGGCTGTCAGTTTTGTCAGAAAGCAAAGATTATGGCAGAAGATTACTTCGGTGGCTATAAATACCTTGACATTGGCATAACTTTGTATTATAATCAACTCAAAGAAAAGAACATAAGTACTAACATCCTTCCTCAAATTTTCGAGGATAAGGAATATATTGGTACTTATTATGATATGGTGAAACTAAAACAATATAGGATGGAAAATTTATAAAATGCTCGACGATAGAATCAATCGAATTTATCAAAAAGAACTTGCTAGGCAAAAGGGAACAGTAGAATTAATTGCTTCTGAAAACTTTGCTTCAAAAGCTGTTATGAAAATGTGCGGTTCTGAATTCACAAACAAATACGCAGAAGGATATCCAGGACATCGTTATTATAACGGTTGCGACTTTATGGACGAAGTCGAAGAATTGGCAATCTCAAAGCTAATTGATATCTATGGATGTTTATTTGCGAATGTTCAACCACACAGTGGTGCAAATGCAAACCTTGCGATTATGAAAGCGTTTCTGAATCCCGGTGATAAGATTCTTGGAATGGACTTAGCAAGTGGTGGACATTTAACTCATGGTGCTCCTGTTACAATTTCAGGTAAATGGTTTGAAGCAACTACTTATGGTGTTGATGAAAACGGTTTAATTGATTACGATGAAGTTGAAAGAATCGCAAAAGAGATTCAACCTAAAATGTTAATCGCAGGTGCCTCTGCATATCCAAGACAAATTGATTGGGCAAGAATGAAAGATATTGCTATATCGGTTGATGCTTACTTTATGGTTGATATGGCTCACTATTCAGGTTTGGTCGCAGGTGGTGTATATGACAGTCCTGTACCTTATGCTGATTTCGTTACTTCTACAACTCATAAAACGCTCCGTGGCCCTCGTGGTGGAATTATATTATGGAATAACCCAGACTATTGTAAAAAGATTAATGGTGCGGTATTCCCAGGAACGCAAGGTGGTCCATTAATGAATATTATCGCAGCAAAGGCACAAGCATTTGTTGAAGCAGACACAAAAGAATTTAAAGAATACTCTGCTCAGGTTGTTCGTAATGCAAGAGCGTTCGCTGAAACATTAGATAAAGCAAAAACATTAGAAGTATTAACAGGCGGAACGGATAGTCATATCATTCTTGTCAGTTTAGTTAATTCTGAATTGAGTGGAAGAGAAGCTGCCGATACATTAGAGATGCATGGAATTACCTGTAATAAAAATGGTATTCCAAATGATCCAAGAAACTTTAAAGAAACAAGTGGTATTCGTTTAGGTACCGCAGCCGAAACAACAAGAGGCTATAAAGAACAAGATTTCATTGAACTGGGGGAAAGAATTATTTCAATCTTAGAGGACCCCGCACAATGGAAATGAACCAAGATACTTTAAATATCTTATATACACAATTTGCTGACCCTTTCGTATTTTGGATGTTAGTGATCTTTTTAACTCCTATGATAGCAGGAGCAGTTACCACTTACTATTGCTTAAAAGCAAATGATCCTGTAACTAAACAAGTTTGGAAAGAGTGGAGAGAAGATCCTGAGTTTCAAAAGCAAAAGGTGACAAGCAGTATTAATTATAACGAATAGGAGAATAACATGGCATTAAAAAGCAGCGCATATTCAACTGTTCACGAAGGAATTAAGAAAGGCACTTCAATTGGTAAACGTCCAAAGTCAATGGCGACTATGAACAAATCAAAGAAAAGGTCTTTCAAGAAGTATCGTGGACAAGGGAAATAGAACAGCAGTCATTCTTGGTAATGGCGAATCTCGTATAGGATTTGATTACCGTAAAGAATACCCAGACGCATTTGTATATGGATGTAATGGTGCATATAGAGAAGAACCTGAAGCTCTGATATGTACTGATGTTTATATGCAACATTTAATTTACAAGACAGGTTACTGTAAAGATCATCTTTGTTATTTCAGTGAATGGGATCCGATTCCTGAAGAAGTCGTTGATGCTTTCTTGAGAGAAACGTTTGGACAGATTATACAAAACGAAAGAACAAAGCAAGCAGTCATATCAGGTAATGAAGAGTATACTTATATTACTTGGGTCCAAGATGAAGACATGGTAAAGTCAATGCCAGAGATGGAAATCAGTTCGGGTTCTCGAGCATTATTGAGAGCAGCCGAGTCAGGTTGGTTTAATAAAATCATACTGATTGGGTTTGATGGTATTGGTGCAGAGAATGTTTATCAAAACGAAGAAGGTTACGAAAGGTCAACTCCAAGAGCTGAATGGTCAAGAGAGCGAATGGAAATTATGCATGCTCATCCTGAAATACTTTATGTGCAAAAGTAATAAATAAGGTATTAGGAGATTATAACTATGTATGAGTATAAAGCAAAATTAATTAAAGTAATTGACGGAGATACAGTAGATGTCGACATTGACTTGGGTTTTGGTATCTGGCTTAGGAATGAGCGTGTTCGTATTATGGGAATTGATACACCAGAATCCCGAACTAGAAACAAAATTGAAAAACTTTTCGGACTGGCTGCGAAAGCGAGATTGAAAGAACTACTGAAAACTGATGTGGTATTAAAAACATTTAAAGGTCGTGGAGGAGAAGATGCTAAAGGTAAGTTTGGTCGTATCCTTGGTGACTTTAGTGTATATTATCATGCTGATGATCGTGTCTGTCGAGTAACCGAAATCATGGTCAAAGAAGGTCATGCAGTTGAATACCACGGTGGAAGTAAAGATGCCGTTGAAAAACAACATTTAGTGAATCGCGAAAGAATCATTAAAGCAGGACTTATCAACGAAGATACATATGACAAGTATGTGGCTTCTGGTAAATATGAATGACATATTGGCATTTTTCGGTAATGCTTTTATTTGTCATTCCTGTCGCAGCATGGTATGCCGCGGTATGGTTGACCGACTACTTTGATGGTAAAAAATAATTTCATAAAACTATTGACATCTACCAAGAAGTATAGTATAATATACAAATAATGAGAAGATATAATAATAAAAATGGTGGATTGTCCGTAGACTTGACACCTAGGAAAAGACATCCTAAAGATAAAAGACCACCTACAGCAATGCCATTTGATGTAGGGTTAAGAAAGTTCAGAAAGAATGTTGAAAAAGCAGGAGTTCTGAAGGAACTGAGAAAAAGAGAATACTTTGAAAAGCCAACCGCTAAAAGAAAGAGGAAAAAGGCTGAAGGTATTAAAAGACATCAGAAAAGAATTGCTATGGAGAACAGAGCATTCAATGCAAGAGGTCAAAAGAATTACAGATAAACTATTGACATTCTTATATCAATAGATTATAATTGTTTTTGTTCGGTGGGAATAAACCATGACGGCGAGATCGCAAGATTTAGGACCCACGACGGCTACCGAGTCCGGGAGCAACTTTTGAACTACCGATATACTGAGTAGGAATCTAACGCCAAAGGACCGACCACTGAACAACCTTTTTTGAAGTGGGATTTATATTATGGGATTAGTACGTGGAATGTCAACGCTTAACACTCGTAAGCGTAAAGTAAAAATCACAAAAGCAAAATTAGCCCAATACGAATTGGAATGGCGCAAGCATAACAAGTGGGCAAGGTCTAAAGGTCTTCATGACCTTCGTTACGATACCGTAGAGGAATATATAAATTATTGCTTAGGTAAAACTAAGTTAAAACGTGACGAATTCAAATCATACGAGCAACCAAAAGTATACCGTCGAGAAACTCCGAACTACCCAAGTATGGAAATGTCTATGGCAAGTGCAGGTTCAGGTACGAAGAAAGAGTCACAAAAGTATACAGGTTCATTAGTGAAAGGTATTGCTACAATGCATAAGTCTAATGCTGTTCCTGTAATTGACCAAAAACAAGCTGAAGAAATATCAAGGATGGCAAGATGACATTATATGTTGATTATAATTTTTCTATCGACCAATACGGCCTTAGGCTAACCGATAAAGAAAGAGAAGATAAAGATTTCAATCAAGTAAAAATTGATAAGACCCAACTGAAGGTTGGAGATACATTCACATTAGAGTTGGACCTTGATGGTTGCATGTTCTTTCGTAAGACAGGCAATGAATTTATGGACCACCAACAAATGGAGTTAGACTTTGGCTAAGAACGATATAACCGGTGATAGCCTAACAAGCAAGGCACCGAACAAAGCATACGACGATGGCTGGGATCGTATCTTTGGTAAAAAGAAAAAAGAATTAAAGCCGTATAGTAATGATGGCAATAGTGCTGAACATGTTGAGGAACGAGCTAATTGGTACGGACAAGCTGATGTTGATGAAGACGCAGAATTAAGTTCTGAATTTGCTCATCCTGCCTATACAAGATATCCTCATCTTAAAAATCAAAAGATGAAACAAAAGTCTATGACTGAATTAAATTATGATGGCAACGAAGATCGTGGTCGTTACGGAGAAGATGAATCGCAATGAAACAACCTTGGGAAATTATACAACAATTAGAATCTGACAACGGAAAGCTTTTCAAGGAAGACGTGATTAGAGCTAATATTGACAATCCCGAGTTTGTCGCAGGATTAAGATTAGGACTTGATAATATGGTAACCTTTGGTGTTGCTCAGGTTCCAATCAAAAAGGATCCAACAGGAGAAGGTATCAGTCCTGAAGATTTCGTGGCGGTTGCTTCCCAACTTGAGAATAGAACATTAACAGGCAATGCTGCTCGAGATGCTATTCTTGTATTAATGGCAAAAGCAACACAGGAACAATGGAATGATTGGTATCGTAGAATCTTAATAAAAGACTTTAGAGCAGGTTTCTCTGTTAGTACAGTTAATAAGGCAGCAAAAGGAACTATCCCTGTATTCAAGTGCATGCTTGCTCATAGTGGTGATAACAATCCGAAAAAGATTACTGGTGATTGTGTAGTTGAATACAAGTATGATGGTGTAAGAGCAATTGTAATTGTAAAGAATGGAGCTGCTACCATTTATTCTCGTAATGGAAAACAATTAAATAACTTCCCACATATTGAAGAAGCGTTTAGTCATCCTATGTTTGATAACTTAGTCTTCGATGGCGAAGTAATGAGTAAAGATTTCCAATCACTCATGAAACAAGTACATAGAAAAGAAGGTGTTGAAACTCATGATGCTTATTTTGCATTATTTGATTTTCTACCTCTTGACGAATTTAGAACAGGTAGCGGAACGTTACCTCTTACAGTAAGAAAAGAATTACTCAAAGGATTTGAGAGTTCTGAATATTTCAAAGATTGCATTTTATTAACTGACTATACAGTTTTAAATATTGAAGATGACGCTGATAAATTTAAAGCTATGAATCAGAGAGCAATTGACGAAGGGTACGAAGGTATTATGGTCAAACCTGTAAATGGCCTATACGAATGTAAACGATCATATGGTTGGTTGAAAATGAAACCTTACATTGAAGTTACATTGGAAGTTATTGATATTGAAGAAGGAACAGGAAAAAATGAAGGAAGTACCGGAGCGCTTGTATGTCAAGGACATGACGAGGGCAAGTTTATCAAGGTTAATGTGGGCACAGGCCTCAGCGATGATCTGCGGGATTCTATTTGGGATAACTTTGACTCTGTGGTTGGTCAACTAGTTGAAGTAAGAGCTGATGCGATTACAATAAGTCAAGATTCCGAAGAAGAATACAGTTTAAGGTTTCCAAGATTTAAAACGTTCAGAGGATTTGAAGTTGGCGAAAAACTCTAAATCAATTTTAGTTACGATAGCGGTAGAGCTGCCGTATGATAGTGAGTTATTAAACTATAACGGCAGATTAAATAATGCTGTGTTAGAAGTAATAGGCGACGGTAAGTTTGCCTGTTCAGTAAATGCCGGTTCTAATTTAACTTCTGAACATCCAATTAATAAAGGAGAAAACTATGACACAATATGATGAAGCTGTTGAAAAGCAAAGAACCATGTTACAAGCAGAAGATTGGGCGATGCAGACCAAATCAATTCATGTACATGGCTTTGATTCTATGTGGTATGACGACCATCCCGAAGATACAGAAGGTAGCAAAATGGTTACTGATGTAGAATATAATTGTGGTTTGATTGAAAGATCACAAGGCGGCAAACCTCTTCGTACTTTTGGTAGGATATTGAAAGGCGAAGAATTATATGATGCTTTCGTTAAAAATACATGATTAAGAAATTAATCGCTGTAGGTTTATTACCTCTTTTCATATCTGGTGATATACTAGGAAAGACTGAACTTGATGTTGACTATGTATTATCATCGTCTGAACATTGTATGGCTTTAAACATATATCACGAGGCAAGATCCGATAACCTAGCAGGTAAATTTGCTGTTGCTGATGTTGTATTGAATCGTGTACGTGACGATAGATACCCTGCTTCTATCTGCGGTGTTATATATCAAGGCGACCACAAACCTTCATGGAAAGACCCAGATAAACTTATACCTATTAGAAATCGTTGTCAATTCAGTTGGTATTGCGATGGTAAATCTGATGATCCATACGATGGTGACTCTTGGAGAGAATCAGTCTTAATTGCGATTCAGATTATCAATGAAAATAGATATCGTGGATTGACTGAAGGTGCAACTCATTATCATGCCGATTGGATTGAACCATATTGGGCTCCTACACTACAACAAGTAGGAACCATAGGTTCTCATATATTTTATCGTGCAGAATGAATAAATAACTCTATAATCAATATTATGGAGTATATTATGAAGTTTGCTGGAGTGGATTACAGTTTAAGTAGTCCAGCAATCTGTGTACATGAAGGATCTGAATGGAGTTATGATAACTGTACCTTTTATTATTATGTAAAGCAAAAGAAATTGCTACAAGGTGAGAAAGGACAGTATCAAGCAACAATGTATCCTGACAATTGGACAACGGACCAAGAGAGATATGATATGCTTGGTTCATGGTCGCAAGATAAATGTTTTCACTGCGACTTTGTTGGTATTGAAGGTTATGCTTTTGGTGCAGTAGGTAGAGTATTTCAAATCGCAGAGAACTGTGGATTGTTTAAGCATAAGCTATATGAAAAAGGTATACCGCATGAAGTATTTCCTCCAACAATGATTAAGAAGTTTGGTAGTGGAAAGGGAAACGCAAATAAAGAAAAAATGATTGAAGCGTTTGAAGAAGAAACTTCTATTGACATTCGCGAAAAATGTGGTATAATAAACAAATCATGGAATCCAATCACTGATATCGTAGATGCCTATTATATCTGTAAATATGGATTCTACAAAAGAAACGGAAAATTAGATGATAGTAATATTTAACGGACCCCCAGCTTCAGGCAAAGATGAAGCAGCAAGCCTATTCAAAGAAATGTTTGGATTCGGTAACCTGTCTTTCAAGTATCAGTTATTCAAAGAAACATGTAAACACTTTGAGGTTGATGAAAGATGGTTTATGCAAGGTTATAACGACAGAGCAATTAAAGAAAAGAAAGAACTTGCATTAAACAATATGTCTCGTAGAGAAGCAATGATTCATGTCTCTGAAGATATTATTAAACCAAAGCAAGGTTTAGATTACTTCGGTAAATTAGTTGCTGAAGAAATTGAAGACGGAACGGATTATGCAATTGCTGATGGTGGTTTTGTTGAAGAACTTGAGCCTTTAATCGAAAGAGTAGGCGCAGAGAACATTGTCATTGTTCAATTAACAAGAGAAGGTTATGACTATTCAACAGATAGTCGTAGGTACTTCAATGGTAATGTAATTAAAGAATTCACAATTAATTTTGAAACACAAATTGATAAAGCATATGTACTTAATGAAGAAATGGATATTAAGACATATAGAGTACATAATAATGGAGCGGTAAGAAATTTCCACGCAACATTGATTGACATACATAAAGAACTTGAAGAGGATTACAACCTCAACCAAAAATAATGGAGAAATAATATGAGTTGCATTTATAAAGGTGTAGTGATTGAATCTGAACTTTCCGCCAATAGTAATGGTGGAACTGAAATGATGAGACAGCGTCTTATTGATAATATTGGTGAAGAGGTGCTCGAAAAGGTAGCAGTTCATTTATCAAGACCGAGAGAAGTATATGATGATGTACCAAATATCCTTTGGTGTCATGACCTAGCAGAAGATCCTGAAAATCAAATCCTGGCTAACGGTGGTTGGCAAAAGTTTTCGCATTTTGTTTTTGTGACGTCTTGGCAGCGTGACCAATATGTTATCAGATACGGTATTCCTTATAGTATTTGTTCTGTCATTCATAATGCGGTTGAAGTTAAATACGATCCTCAAGAAAAAGATATGGAAACAATTCGTTTCGTATATCATACAACTCCGCATCGTGGTTTAGAATTACTTGTTCCTATTTTTGAAACCTTAAGTAAAGAATTTGATAACATTCATCTTGATGTATATTCAGGTTTTGAGATTTATGGTTGGGAAGAACGTAATGAAGCTTATAAGCCACTCTTCGAGAAAATCAAAGAACATCCTCAAATGACTTATCATGGTGTCAAACCAAATGAGGAAGTAATCGAAGCATTAAAGAAATCGCATATATTCCTATATCCTAATATATGGAAAGAGACATCTTGTATTGCGTTACTTGAAGCAATTAAATCGCAAATGATTTGTATTCATCCAAACTATGGTGCATTGCCTGAGACAGGTGCAAATGCCACAATCATGTATGATTGGAATGAAGATATGAATCACCATGCAAACTATGCTTATTCAGTAGCAAAACAAATTCTGGTGCAGATGAAGAACGATCCTAATTACTTCCATGGATTTACCTTCTCTGACAGATTCAACTTGGCAAGAAATAGTATTGCCTCATTCGCCACTATGTGGAACACTCTTTTAAGGAATATCGGAGATGCCTACCAAAAACAAGGATAACTTAATACCCTTTCCAAATATACATTCCAATCCTCCACTTGAGCAATTAAGTGTACAAGAAAGGATTCGCGAATATAAAGAAAGCTATTCAACAGAGTTAGCAGAAATTATTTGGGAAAACGTATTAGGTGAAATGGCAAGAGCAGGTTGTGACTTTGACGAAAACATGGATATGTACTTTCCTTCTATGATTTTAATCTTCGAAGCAATTCGTTCGTTACATCTACAAACAATGGGTGAAGAACATCAATTACAGCCTTTCGCTGAAAATAACGTAGTGATACTTGATACAACTCCGGACAGGCTATCCGGTGGACTGAAAAAGAATTTACAAGAAACTATTGACAATGACGAAGAAATAGATTAAAATATAACTTGTAAATGTAAATAATGGATAAATTATGATATTAGTCGACTACAACCAGGTTATGCTTGCGTCTTTATTCGCAGGTATTGGTAACCACACAAATGTCGAGCTTGATGAAAATCTGCTTAGGCATATGTTCCTGAACTCTATTAGGTTCAACCGTAAAAAGTTTCATAAAGAATACGGAGAGATTGTTCTCTGTTGCGATAATACTAATGTATGGAGAAAAGATTACTTTCCATATTATAAAGCAAATCGTAAAAAGAACAGAGACGAATCTGAATTAGATTGGAATGCACTATTTGATGTAATCCACGAAATCCGTAGAGAGATTGAAGAGTTCTTCCCATATAAAGTAATCTATGTTGACCGTTGTGAAGCTGACGATGTAATCGCAACTTTATGTATGGAACATGGCACTGAACTCAATACAGGCGCTGAAAAGATCCTAATCCTATCAGGAGATAAAGACTTCATTCAATTACAAAAATACGCAAACGTAGACCAGTATAACCCTGTAATGAAAAAGTGGGTAAGGCATGCCAACCCTCAACAATATATAACTGAGCATATACTGAAAGGTGACACTGGTGATGGTGTTCCAAATATATTGAGTGCAGATAACTGTTTGGCAGTTGGTGATAGACAAAAGCCAATGACAAAGAAAAGAATCGAAATGTTCACCAATACTCCAGAACAAATGGATGAGGAGACTAAGTTAAGGTTTAATCGTAATAAACAAATGATTGACCTAACTATGATACCTGAGGAATATCAAAAGATTATCCTCAATGAATTTAATAACCAAGAAGAAGTTGGCAGATCGCATTTGTTCAACTACTTCGTAAAGAAAAAGCTGAAAAATTTAATCGGCGACCTACAGGATTTTTAATATGATTAGAGATGCAGTATGTGATATCATTGATGTCGCGAAAAAAGAAAAATCTGTAAAGGGCAAAGTAGCTGCTTTACAGAAATATGAATCAGTACCACTCAAAGGTATACTTCGTTTAATTTACGACGAAGATATTGAGTTCTTGGTACCTGACAGTAAACCACCCTATAAAGAAAATAATCTTGTTGACCTAGACACAATGTTGTATAGAGAAGCAAGACGTTTGAGAATTTTCTTCAAAGGTGGTGGTTACGATAACCTAAATCAAATGAGACGTGAAACATTGTTTATTCAATTGCTCGAAGACTTGTACCCAGGAGATGCTAAAATCTTATCAGAGAATATGATTTCTCATACTCCAATCAAAGGACTTACAAGAAAGACAGTTGAAGCAGCGTTTCCTACTTTATTTGAAACACCTCTTCCAGACCTCGGATTTAAGTAAAAGGATAACACCATGGCACGGCGCAGCAAACAAAGCGCAAATTCTAATGATTGGGATGAATACAAGAAAGTAGATTCCAAGCGTAACAAAAGTTCCAAGAATCAAACCAGAAACAATAGGAAACAAAAGCTATCCGAAAAACGAAATTTTCTTTCATAAAACTATTGACATTCAGTCAATTCTTTGTTATAATATAAACTCAAATGGAAAAAGAAATGACAAAAATGAACTATAGAGCAGATAAATTAATACTTGTGGACTGTGACGGTGTCCTCCTTGATTGGAAATACGCCTTCTACAGTTTTATGGCCGATAAAGGTTATATAATGAAAGTCCACGGTCAATACGAAGTTAATGAAACCTTCGGCATTACAAAGGCTGAAGCAAAAGCTTTGATTAGACAGTTTAACGAATCTGCAAGAATCGGATATCTACCCGGTCTAAGAGATGCTATCAAATATGTCAAAAAATTACATGATGAAGGTTATATCTTTCATTGTATTACTAGTCTCAGTACTGATTACTATGCCGGTAAATTGAGAGAACAAAATCTCGAAACTTTATTCGGTAAAGGTGTATTTGAAAAGGTTGTATGTCTTGACTGCGGAGCTGATAAAGACGAAGGTCTTGCTCCTTACAAAGACAGCGGTTGTATTTGGGTTGAAGATAAACCTGAAAACGCAGAATGTGGTCTGAACCTTGGTCTCAGATCTTATCTTATTGCACATGATTTCAACGACGATTACAACCATCCTGACATAACAAAAGTTAGACTTTGGAAGGAAATCTACGAAGAAATTGTATAAATACTATTATGCAAATTTGGAAAGGGTTTTAAATGCCTACGTATATTTTTAAAGATAAAGAAACTGGCGAAGAATTTGAAAAGTTCATGTCTATATCAGCCAGAGAAACCTACCTCGAAGAAAATCCCAACTTACAAACAGTAATTTCTAGCAGCACAGCCGTGATTGAGTCTGCGCGCCTTGGTCGTATGAAACCTGACCAGGGTTTTCGTGATTTACTTACATCGATGAAAAATAACAAATCGTACACAGGAAATAAAATCAACGACTGGAAATAGTATACATTATCTCCATTCTCGTTGATGCAACTAGGAGATTATATATGTCAAGACAACGTCGTTTATCACCAAAAGAGAAGAGGTTATTGAAAAGGAAACAAAAAGGAACTTTAGATACTAAGTTTTCGATGAGAGACATTTCACCAATGACATCAACTCAAGAGGATATGTTCGACAGCTATCGTTCTGGATATAATATTGCTGCCATAGGAACGGCAGGCACAGGAAAAACAATGTGCGGATTATATCTTGGT